AAACCATCAACCAGAAGATGCCCAGCGAACTGAATGAAGATGAATTTATCCAAGCTATGCGCGATGTCTGGTCGGAACTCTTGGCAATCCACACAAGCAAATATTGGCCTTCGATAGCTGAAATCACGAAAGCATCTAACAAGGTCGCTGGCAAGATTTACAGGGCAAAGGGAAAGCAGGCGGCAGCGTTTAAAGGCTCAATAGAGGCCGACGAGCAGGACAGGCAAGACAGGCCGCCCGAAACAATCGAAGCATGGCTAAAGCGTTTAAACGAAACCGATGACATGATACGGGACGGCAGCTTGAAGCGGCCAATGGCGCTGACCCTTCGTAAGATTGCGGAAGGCGCTCTTAGACGATTGGGGTGCGAGGACATACCAGAGCCGCCAGCACCGCCTGTAACGCCTGCGGCGCATGTCCCTGCCGCGCCCGAACCCGATATGGCGCTCATACTGGACGGCATGAGGCCGCCCGTTTTCGACCCGTTCTCGCTTGAGCATGATGACGATTTGCCAACACAGCTAAAGCCAGCCGTGCCAGACTTTGACAGCCTATAAGGCTCATAGAAGCCCATACAGAGGCTTTTGGGTGTTGCTAGGTGGTAGGGACTACAAAAACAAGAAAGCCCCTCAGTGGGGCTGTATCAAAGAAATAGGGGGCAGTGCGTTTAAACACTACCCCCCTGCTAGGGTAAAAAGTGAGGAAAAACCCTAGCTTGTTTAAACACCTCTCCAGCTTATCCTGTCAGCGTTCTCACATAAGAAAACAGCTAAATCATTTATGCGCTCATAAATGTCAGAGGGCGGCCAATACTCGAAAGGCTGCCAAGCCTCCGCATCTATAAATTGACAAAGTTCCTCTTTAGTCATTTCGTCGTGGTTTTCGGGATATGGCTCGCAAAGAAAATTCTCGCTTGCCAGTCTGATTGTTTCGGGTGACGGGGTCATGTTTAAACGTCCTCTTCTTCAAACATAAAGCCGAACTCTCGGCGCATCTTCCAAAATGATTTATCAATATTTCGGCAATCATCAATCGTTAAATCGAAGTCATGCTGTAAGCCGTGCAGCGTTTCTGCCAACGTTTTATAAACCAGCTTCAAAGTTTCGGCTTGGTCTTCTGTCAGCTTCCCTGCTGCCTTTTTGAGTTTCGCCAATCGTTTGGCCTCGTTAATTTTCCATTGTTCGTGTGTCATGTTTATTTCTCCTTTCTGCGCTGCAATACGTCAGCAATAATAATCCAAGCGGCTAGGGTAAAGACAATGCCCATAAAGCCAAATAAAAAATAACTAATCATGTTTAAACGTCCTTCCTTCTTTCAATCCATTTTGTGCCGCAATCTTGGCAAAAAACATGGCGGCGTTTTTCAACCATTTCGGGCTTGGTATTGTGTCCCTGACAGCGCCAGCACCTTTGGGGCAATTCAATATCTGAAAAGATGCCCTCGCGCTCATTTGCTCTTGCTATGCGCTTGACAATGCGTCTATCGGTTAGCATTTCCAAAAGCAGGGCATGGGATTGAGTGGGCGTTTGCGCTCCCGACTCATAACGCGGCAGGGAAACCTCGCCCATTCTCAAGAATTTAGAAACTTGCCTTTGTGTTGGCTTGCGTCCATCACTACGCCGCAAGGCGTGGCGAATTGTTTTCACTCTTTCGGGTGTCATGTTTAAACGTCCTTTCTCTTATGTAAAAATTAAGTAAACGCATAAGGCAAAAAATGCCGCCACGGTTGAATAAACGGCGCGCTTCTTTGCGATACGCCGCGCACGCGCCGCCTCAGTCTTGGCGCGTAAATATGCGCCGTCTGTGATGTGTTTATGCCCCGCAAGCGGGTTATACTTATTCATGTTTAAACGTCCTCCAACTCTTTTTCTGTTTCTTCCTCTTCGGTCTCCACTTCGTCGATTTCTACGTCCATATCAACCTCTAAGAGTTTGGACTCGTTGCAGCTATCAATGCACACCTCATTGCTGCAGTTGTAGCCCAGATTATCCATCTCTGCCTCAATGTAGGCCTGAATATACATCTCCAATGTGTCACGCATTAGGTCGAGATATTCTTCGGGGCTGTCTGCCTCGCAAGATGTGGTTCTATTCAACAGCAAGTCATATTCTGGAATGTCAAATGATATGTCCACAGTTGCTGTTGCGTAGCCTTTAAAGCTACCATCTACAATGTCAAATTTTATCATGTTTAAACGTCCTTTCTATTCAATGTCTTCAATCGCAAGGCGTAAGGCCATGTGATTGTATTTTGCGCCGTCTGGTGTTTTGGCTGGCAACTCTTGCAAAAGTCGCCATGCGGCGCGGTTTATGCCGTATTGCTTCACCAATTCGACGGCGCGGCTATAAGTCCATTCGTCATTGTTCACCCAAAGAGACACGTTCCATGCGTTCCATGAGCGATGCCCGTTATATGCTTGCATGTTTAAACGTCCTTCCCTGTAATGCGTTTTATGATTGCTTTGGCCTTCCTGATGCGGTCAACCTTCCGCCAATAGGCTTGCATGCGGTATCTGTGGGCATCTTCCGCGCCGTAAATGGTGATTGATACGGCCTCTTGGCTGCCCCATAGCTGGCGCAAAAATCGTTTGAACTTTCTAATCATGTTTAAACGTCCTCCAATTCTTCCTCTATTTCTTCCTCTATTTCTTCCTCATCGGTTTCAACGCCGCTGTCGGTGATTGTCACTTCGTCAATACAAACTTCGACAACATCAGGCTCACCGCTTTGGTAGCCCATGCGGTCAAACATGCCCTCAATCTCACGTTCAACGGCGCTCTCAATCATGCCCTTAATTCGTTCGGCAAAATCCTCTTGCGTTTCGTTCTCTTCGCCTTCATAGGGCAGATATTCAGAAAGCCCGTCAACTTCCCTAAAATCAAAATCAATGTAAACAGTCAGTTTTGCGTAACCTTCGGCGGTCACACTCTCTAAAGTTGGAATTTTTACAATTTCGCTAGTCATGTTTAAACGTCCTCTAATTTAAATCGGTTAAAATATATTCGCCGCTCGCAATCTTTGAGCGGGTGGCTTCGATGCCTTCACCCAAAAACTGATTGCGATATTTGCCCGTGGTGGTGGAATAGTCCCAACTATCGCGGTCTAAATAGATGCGCTCGTTTTCGCCGTATCCTTCACGCTTGGCAATCACAGTGTTATAAGATTGAAAAATCAAAGCATCGCCATCGCTGATGATAAATTGATTTTTTACTGGTTGGCCTGTGCGGCCTGTCATGTTCCGAACTTTCATATCTTCCTCTCTTTCATTGCCGCGTCATTGCGGCCTTTGATTGCCTAGCAATCACTGAAACGGCTGGCCAAGCCAGCCGCTTCGATTATTGCTATGCTGGCTCTTTATATTGAGTGTGATAATCTGGCGTTGCGTCTTGCTTTGCAATGCGCCACTCAATAGGCGGATTTCCTGCAATAGTTGACGGCTGCAAGACAGTATATGTTTTGGGGTTTACCTTTTCGACAATGCCAAAAATTCGCTCATCGTGAAAATTAAAATAAATATGGTCGCCTCTTTTAAACATCTATTTTCCCTTTCGATTTGCCGCGTTATTGCGGCTTCTAATTGTTAGCATCTTATCAATTGCCTGGCAAGCAATTATTAAGGGCTTTAAAATTGCGGGATATATCCCAAATCTTTAGCCTCATTTAGCCAGCCGTCAGCGTAAAACTTAGCGGCCTTTATATCGCTGCACGGGTCGCGGTAGGTTGCTTTATAATAAAACACCTCGCCCTCACATGATTTGGCAACCAGTGTAGGCCAATAAACGGGCTGACCCGCCCTATGTGAAACCCTAGCAATGGCGCAAACTGTTTCGGCATAATCGCCATTAGGTAGTTGAATTTTCATTTTATCCTCTCTTTCATTTAGCCTTGCGGCTGATTGCAACTATTAGCAATCACTGAAACGGCCAGCACGGCCAGCCGTTCCGATTATTGCTAAGAAATCCACAAATCGCCATCGCAACCCTTTGCAAGGCAACCTTTGTTAAAATCAATTTCTGCGATTTGCTTGCGGCTTGCACGAAATGAGAAGCCACAGCAAATGTCCGAACATTCAACCTTGACCATGCGTGTGGTTTGTTTCTTGCGGTTGCTAATGTCTAGCTCTTCATGCGGGTAATCGCCCAAGCGCTTCACAATGGCCTGCAAGAGCGCTTTCAGCGCCTCGCCTGCCGTTGTCGCTGTCATCTTGCCCTCTAGGCCAATGGCCAGCGCCATATCTCTAAAGGCTTTTTTATGACCATTTTGGCAGTCATCAATGGCATGGATTAACTCATGCGCCAAAACATCAAGAACTTTCACGCTGTCATTTTGTGTCGGGCTGATAAAAATCTCATTTATATTTGCTTTGCTGCAAGAGCGGCTAAAGCATTGCCCAATGGTCATGCCCTTTGAAGAGCGCACACCGCCCGATGACGGCCATCCGCATGAAACTTTCACATCGGCGGGGATTTCCAGCGCGGCGGGGGTGAAAACATCGGCTTGCAATTCGCGCACGGCGGCTTGTAACCATTCTTCACGGCTTGGGTTGTTAAGTTTAGTCATTTGTTCCTCTCTTTCGTTTAGCCTATCTCATCAGGGCGCGGCGGCTAACCCAACGCCGACCCCCTTTCGGGGGTTTCGACTATTTGTTATATTTCCCCAAAAAATCGTAAAGTAAGGCCTGCTCTTTTTCTAAATATTGCCAGTCATCATCGCTCACTGAAAGCGACATATTGCTTTCGACAAGCCCTAAGCGATGCTCAGCCTCTTCAATCAAAAATTCGGCGGTTGCTGTCTCTTTAAGATGCTTTGCGCTCTTAAAAAGGCCGTCTTCAATGTCAATCGTCAAAAGCTGATATTCAAGTTCTTCTGACTTCATCGCATCTTTAATAATTTGCCTTGTCATATGTTCCTCTCTTTCCTGTAGGGGTCATTCCCTACACTCTTTATTATAAGGGTTTTTGATTGTCTCGCAAGCAAATAGTGATGTTTAAACAAATTATTTTCGGGTGATGCTGAAAAGAAACAAAGGCAAAAAAACTTTGCGAAAAGTGCATTTTTTTATTGACGGGCTTTAAACGGCCATAGCGGCTCATTGGTGCGTTTTCGTTGTTTTGTGAGCAATCATACACGGGGGTGTGAGAAAACGCCTGAGTGGGCAAATATGGGGCTTGATTTATTGCGCGTTTGGGTAATATTATTGCGTGAATGTTTGCAAATATTTCAAGGGGTTGTAATTTTATAATATGACAAAAGTAAGCAAGCCAAAAAGAGGACGGCCAGTCGGTTCAGGCGGCGGTCAACAGACCGTAAACATGCTTCGCCATGCAATCTCTCAGGCGCTGGACGGCCTATCCGCATCAGGTAAGGATTTGCCAACACTCTTGCAGGAAGCATTGCAGAGCGACGTCAATACTACCTTGCGAACCATAAGCCATTTTTTGCCTCGAGATGTGGACGTTTCTATTTCCGCCAATGATACTCTTGGCGATGCGCTGTCAGCGGTTGCCGCTAGGTTGTCTGACAAGCAACGTTTAAACAATACCGAAACCATCGAAGCCGAATATGAAGAAGTTTCACGAAATGATGAAGCTGATTCGGAAAGTGAAGAGGTTTCACGTTAAAATGACCCCCCTTCAATTTTATTCGGCGGGGCAGCTATATATTATATAGTGTCCTCAAAACCTGTTGCATATTTACAACACCCCCCTCGTGTTTCCACAGACTGCTAACATCCCTACATTGAAAATTTTTTTCTTTTTTTCTCTTCTAGTTGCTTGCTAGACACCCTATAGTCATCCTGACTATACCCTAATAAAGAAGAATATCTCTTATATAATATCTCTTAAGTAATATCTCTTATGGTCATGCCAATTTGACACCACCCTATAGTCACTGTGACTATACCCCCATGTCATCCTGACTATACCCCCTTGCAGACCGCTCCGCCCTGTGGCATATTTGCAACAGTAGAGGAGACTTAAAATCGGTTGAGCGTTTCTCCTCCTTGACGCTCCCGACGGTGGGGCGGGTCTTTACCTTCCTTTCGGCTCGCCCCATCATAACAAGGAGAGAGAAATGAAAGAAGAAAAGCAGATGTCAGTTGAGGAGCTATTGCTTGCCATTGCTCTTGACCCTGTATTATTCGTTGAATCCATCTTGCAGGCCAGCCCAGAGGAGTGGCAGCGTAAAGCATTGTATGCCGTGCGGGATAATGACCGTGTGGCGATTCGCTCTGGTCACGGTATCGGCAAGACTGCATTTCTTTCATGGTTGATACTCTGGTGGGTATTGACACGTTCACCCAGTCGGATAGCATGTACTGCCAACACTGCTAGTCAGTTGTCAGACATTTTATGGGCAGAGGTCGCAAAGTGGCATCGTCGTATGCCAGATGGCCTGAAAGAACTAATTGAAGTGAAGTCTGACAAAGTTGAGCTTACAGGGCAGGACAGTTTCGCTGTTGCCCGAACTGCACGTCGAGAGACTCCAGAGGCGCTGCAAGGTTTCCACTCACCCAATATGTTGTTTTTGATTGATGAGGCATCTGGTGTCGATGACATCATCTTTGAGGTTGGCGAGGGTGCTATGTCAACTGAGGGTGCTAAGACTGTGATGACTGGCAACCCCACGCGCACATCTGGCTACTTCTACGAAGCCTTCAATAAAATGCGCGATAGGTTCTTTACAATGAAGGTCGCATCGTCTGATAGTACTCAGGTAAGTGAAACCTTCATGGAAGATATGAAGCTGAAGTATGGCGAAGACAGCAACATATATCGAGTGCGTGTCTTGGGAGAATGGCCCGAAGCAGACGACGATGTGGTTATTCCGCTTCACCTCTTGCAAGCTGCCGCCGAAAGAAAACAAGAAGCAGCAGCTACCACGCCTGTTGTTTGGGGTCTTGACGTGGCACGTTTCGGTACGGACAAAACTGCTCTATGCAAACGAAAGGGTAATGTTGTAGTAGAACCTATCAAGACTTGGCGTAACAAGGACTTGATGGAAATATGCGGGATTATCCTCAATGAATATGAAACAACTTCTTGGTCTGAACGCCCTGCTGAAATACTGGTTGATAGTATCGGTCTTGGTGCTGGGGTTGTTGACCGCCTCATGGAACTTGACCTCCCTGTGCGTGGTATCAATGTCGCAGAGTCTCCTGCAATGGGAGACAGATATGGGCGGCTCAGAGATGAGTTGTGGTTTCTCGCAAAGGAATGGTTCGAGTCGCGGGACTGTACAATTCCGTCGCAAGAGGAGTTGATAGATGATTTGTCCAAGCCGCGATTTAAGTTTACGTCCAACGGTAAGCTGAAGGTTGAAAGCAAAGATGAGATGAAACGGCGTGGCTTGAACTCACCTGACCTTGCAGACTCCTTTTGCCTGACCTTCGGTTCTCGTGCTTCGATTGCAAAGTCTGGCAGCGCACATAAATGGAATCGTCCTCTAAACTATAGCAAAGCAAACTGGGTAGTTTAATGGCGTATATTGAGTTTGAAGAAGGTGCAGAAGAGTTTGACATCTTGGTTGCCACCCTTGAAGGCATACACTCTACGGGTATGGACTGGGATGACCTGTTGAACTTGACCTTGCTTGCGTCTGCGTATTGTGGTCAAATGGCAGAGATTTCGCCTGATGAATATATGGAGATTATTTCTTCTATTCGGGTAACGGAAGATGGAATTTATGGAGAGGCGTGATGGCTAAGAATATCGTAGCTTTGGTTGCCTGCACTTTGTTAGCTGGGTGTGCAACTGGGTTTACGCTTACGCCGAAGGAAAAGTTCTCTCTCGAACAACGCGCCATTAGCAGCGCAATCAGTTTGTGCCAGAAGTTTGGACACAAAGAAGACACAAAGGAATTTACTCGCTGTGCTGAAATTCGCTATGACGAGTATATGGTAAACAACAGGTAAGTTATGGCTAAGAAGGTTGTTGCAACATTTGAACCGCGAACCCCAGTTCGCCGCCGTCATAAAAAACGTGGTCTGCACATTCGCAAGAAGCTCGGCCCGAAAAGCAATATGAGGATTCGCTAATGGCTATCGTGTATCGTGGTGAGCGTTTTGCTGGTTACAACAAACCGAAGCGCACCCCCAAGCATCCGAAGAAGAGCCATGCGGTTCTAGCAAAAGAAGGTGACAAGATTCGCCTTATTCGTTTTGGTCAGCAGGGAGTGCGTGGTGCTGGCAAAAATCCAAAGACTGCAAAAGACAAGGCGCGGCGTAAAAGCTATTATGCTCGTCACAACGCACAAGGTAAGCCGACAAGTAAGTTGTCTGCAAAATATTGGTCACATAAAGTTAAGTGGTAGGAGTTAGATATGTACGGAAAAAAGAAACCAACGAAAAAAGCACCAGTAAAGAAAGCTGCCAAAAAGGGGAAGAAGCGTTATGGCTAAAGGTGTAGCTCATTATTTTCGTGATGGTACTCGCCATAAAGGTGGTATGCACAAAATGCCAAATGGCGAAGTTCACAGTGGCGCTCGACATACTGCGTCAAGTAAGAAACTTTATCACTTTGGCGACCTTTCAAATACTGCTAAGAAAAAGGCAAGGAAACGGTCATAATGTATGTTACTGTTTACACGCGCAACCGTGCTGCCGAGAAAGCAGCAGCATTGGAAGCAGAAAAGGCAGCTAAGAAGGCTGCACCCAAGAAACGTGGTCGCCCACGCAGACAAAGGACAGAGAAATGATTTGCCCACACTGCGGATATCCTAACCCGAATGGTTACACAGAGCGTTGCAAAGGCTGCCGTAAGCCGCTAAACGAGGCTCCTGTTGTTGAGGAAAAGCCGAAAAAAGCTAAAATAGCTAAAATAGCTAAAAAGGCCAAAACATCTAAGAAAGCATAGTCATGGCTAAAATGGACGATATTGAGTTTCAGGGCATTGTTCGCAATGAGATTGAACAAGCGCTAGGTCACTACGATACGGAGTACTCGCAAGACCGTATCGACGCGATGGACTACTACTTGGGTGAGCCGTTTGGTAATGAACAGCCAGACCGCTCCCAAGTTGTTAGCACCGAAGTATCTGACACGATTGAACACATCATGCCGTCCTTGATGCGTATTTTTACGCAGTCTGATGAATATGTGCGTTTTGCCCCACAAGGGCCAGAAGATGTGATTGTTGCCGAACAAGCCAGCGACTACTGCAACTGGGTTATCAATAATGATAACCGTGGTTTTGAAATCATGCACAACTGGTTCAAGGATGCGCTTATCCTGAAGACTGGTGTTGTAAAATTCTACTGGGATGAGACAACAGATATTGAGACAGAAGAATATGCTGACCTCAATGATGAAGAACTGACCGTCATTCTTGCAGACCCAGAAGTAGAGATTATCGAACAAGACGAGCGTACCATCGGTGAAGACATGATTACGCCTGATGGCATGGTTGTGCCTGCGCCTGTTCTGTATGACATCAAAGTAAAACGCACCAAAACCAATGGTAGCGTAAAAATCGAAAACGTCCCGCCAGAAGAGTTTTTGATTACCAGTCGCGCTAAGTCGCTTGAGGATGCAGACTTTGTAGCGCATCGCTCATCTATGCCGCTCAGTGATTTGATTCAAATGGGTTATGACCGCGATGAAGTAGAACAATATGCAGGAGTCTCAGATGTTGAAACGTCAGAAGAAAGAACCAGCAGGTTTGAAGACCTTGAGGGAGGCGCTCCTTACGACAGCCTTGACCCGACCATGCGAGATGTTCTCGTTACGGAATGTTATATTCGTTCTGACTATGATGGGGACGGGGTGGCTGAGTTTCGTCGTGTTCTTACAGTAGGCAACGGCTACCACGTTCTTGAAAACGAAGAGTGTGACCACGTTCCATTTGCTATTCTGTCACCTATCCTGATGCCGCATCGTGCGATTGGTCGCTCAGTTGCAGAGCTTGTGATGGATGTGCAGCTTATCAAGTCTACCCTGATGCGTCAGTTGCTCGACAATATCTACAACACGAATAATGCCCGTGTTGTTGCCGTTGAAGGCCAAGTAAATCTTGATGACTTGTTGACCAACAGGCCAGGGGGCATCGTGCGTACTCGTACCGCTGGTGCAGTACAACCCTTGCAAGTTCCCGAAGTTTCTTCTTCTGTCTTCCCTGCACTGAACTATATGGACAGTGTGCGTGAGCAGCGCACAGGTATCTCCCGTCAGTCTATGGGTCTTGATGCAGACGCATTGCAGTCCACGACTGCCACTGCTGTAGCTGCTATGCAAGCTGCCTCTCAAGGCAAGATTGAAATGATTGCCCGTGTATTTGCTGAGACAGGTGTACGCGCATTGTTCCGTGGCATCCTGCACTTGGTTACGAAGTATCAAAATAAAGAAAAGATTATTCGTCTGCGTAATCAGTTTGTATCAATGGACCCACGTCAATGGGACAACATGTACGATGTGCAGATTAACGTAGGTCTTGGTACTGGTCAGCGTGAGCAGCAACTTGCTACCCTGTTCCAGATTGCTGCCAAGCAAGAAGGAATTATGGCAACAATGGGGCCAAATAATCCGATTGTTACGCCTATCCAATATCGCAATACGCTGTCCAAGATTGCAGAGCTTTCTGGTTTCAAAGATGCCAGCGAGTTCTTCCAAGACCCGCGTAATGCTCCGCCAGCGCCACCGCAGCAACAAGGCCCGAATCCGCAAATGCAAATGGAGATGGCTAAAGCTGAACAAGAGTTGGCTCTCAAGCGTGAGAAGATGCAGCTTGAGTTGCAGTTTGAGCGTGAGAAGATGGCTGCTGAGTTGGACTTGCGCCGTCAAGAGTTGGAGTTTGAGCGTCAGTTACGTTTGGAGAAGCTGCGCTCAGATATTGAGACATCTGTTAATCTGCCGAGGGTCTAATTATGGCCGTGCCAGAGATGCTGTCATTTGAGGACTTGCAGGATATTCTTACATCCGCACCTACTGGCATCTCTGCGCCTGCTGGTGTATCCGCACCTCCTGCTATGCCGCAGATAGAGTTTATGGGTGTACCAACTACAGTTGGCGTTCCGTCTTTGGTCGATGCTCCTGCTATGCCTTTGGGTGATGTTTTGGGTAGTCAGATTACATATATTGAACGTCCAGAAAACATAACCTACAGCCCAGAGAATCTGCCAGAGTTTATGAAAGACTTTGAGCAGATTAGCCCCACACTGTTTGCACCTAGTCAGGGTGTATTTGCTGAAGCACCTGTAGTTGACACAATACAGCCATTGATGCCGCAGCAATATGTTGATGAGTATGCTGACCTTGAGAGAGCTTTTCAGGAGAGCATTGCATTAGACCCGACTATGTTTGGTGGCATGTATCGCTCTGGCATTTATATGCCCACACGCATAATGGGAGATGAAGTACCTGAAGATGAGATTCTTGATTTTGCTGGAGCTGCTGCTTTGGCTCAAACCTTATCTGATATATTCCCTCGCATAGAGAGGCCTGAAGTTGACTTACCAGAAATTGATTTAGGTGAGCCAGAGATTGATGTGCCATCTATAGACGTTCCAGAAGTTGATATTTCTCTGCCAAGTGCCGATTTATCAATTCCAGAAATTGATGCTTCGCTTCCAACAATTCCTGATATTTTGCCTGATATTGACCTGCCTTCTATTGACGTTCCGTCTGGCGGTGGATTATCTGATTTAATCCCTGACTTTAGCTTGCCAGAAATACCAGACGTGGTTGAGGAAAGCGCTCAAGCTGTTGGTGAGATTATCAACCTAATTGAAGACCCAAGTGTAAAAGCTGCGGGAGAGGCTATCGAGCAAATCAATATTGCTGGTCAAGAGGGTGGCCTTGAAGGCGACATTATTGCTGGCCCAACTGAGACGTTTGTGACAACCGCCGCCGCAGGCGCTGCTATATCTGACGCTATTGAAGACCCTAGTGCTGCAAACTTAGCGCAAGCATATGAGGCTGTTGATTATCTTACAAATACCTATGCTGGCACAGACTTGCTTTCTGGAGAAGATTTGGCTGGGGAGTTTGGCTCTATTCTTTCGGGCATAGATGTTTTGGAAGATGGCATTGATAGCCCAGCAGATGCTATTGCCGTATCTGAGGCTATGCAATCTATTAGCTCTCTTACTGGCGCTCAAACTGCGTTTGATGTTAGCTCTTCTATATCATCATTTTTGAAACCAATTTCATCCGTTCATCTTGGCGCAGAGGCAATTAACTTTGCTGACAGAGCCTTGCAGGGTGGTGCATATGGTGAATACCCCAACTCTTCGGGTAGCGTATCTTGGGACGGTAGTAAGTTTGTCAGCGGAGAGTCTCGTGGCACTGATGGAGCTTCCTCAACTTGGGGCTATGCCGCGCAAGATTCTGCAATATACGGTCTAAATAAACTTATTAATAATGGATTTATTGTTGATAGCGATAAAGCTAATGAGGTTTTGAATAGTGGTGTAGGTAATATTTCATCAAACTCATATTACAACACAAAAGAAAATCGCTCTAACAGCCCTCAAAAAGTTATATATGAGCTTCTTAAATCTGGCGCTATTACACCAACAGAAAATACGCCAGAAAGTGTTTTGAAAAACACCGATTCATTTAACAGCTACGTAACAAACTTGTTTAATGATGTTCAAAACAAACACGCCAAACAAGTCCTTGATGATTATGCGTTTGCTGCCACTGGTCTTACTGGTGAATCAATGAACAAAAAACAACCGCAAGTTCCGTTTGCAACAAAGTCTGCGGCTCAAAGGTACGTGGATGATTATGGTCTTCAAAGATTGGATGTGGGTGACCTTAAAAACAAAGACGGTAACTTTAGGTCTTATGAGTTAAGCGAGAAGAAAGATGGTGGTTATTTCTTAAATCCATATAGAATAAACTTCAAAGGTGACAGCAGCACTGGCACAAAAACAACATTTGACAGCTTTGGAAATAAGGTAAAAGAAGAAAAGATTGACGGTAAATATTTATGGCGTGGTCAGTCGGCAGAATTTAACAAAGTTACCATGAACAAGGGTGGTGGCGAATGGTGGATGCCGAGTGAAACTGTAGATGTTTTTCCTTATGACCCCAAATATGATGGCAGCGGAACTCAAGCACAGATGAATCATCAGCAATATATTCGATATATGACTGGTGGCTTTGAGAATAGGCCGATTATAGAAATGCCAGCCAAGAAAACCTCTGCTCTTGCAAAGGATGCCAAACTTTACATGAGCGATGATGATTGGAACAGATTTTTTGTATAATTAAGCTGTTGCCTAAAAAGCATTGTGTTGTATTATTGCCACAGTAGAGGAGACTACTTATGGACGAAGGGAAGCGAAGGGAAGAACAAAACAGGGGTGAACGCGCCAAAGCATTG